GTATAATAGTTTACTACGGTCACTAATGGCTTTAGGTAACGCTAATAATTCAGCTCAAGCTAGAGGTAAGAATAAACCTATTATAGTAAAGCGTAGAAAAGAAATTGTAGCCGCTAAAGACTTTCACGCGATAACTGGTTCTGCTGAAACCGGTGAGACTACACATAGAGATACGTGTGGTACGTCAGAGGCGCTTAACAAAACTTATTACCATAATGCTGGCGCAGCTCATCGCTATACAAACGGTACAGCTTTTTATACAAGAGCTAGAGAAAACGATAGATATAAGTTAGCCAATGGGTACTATAAAGTAACTCATGATGGCTCTACATTTAAAAGCATACAAATAGTTAATGGTAGAATATCTAGCATTAATACTTGTGTATAAACAATAAACAATAAATAATTTTAATTTAATTTAATTATGGGGAAAAAGAAAAAAGAAAAGGTCGTAGACCTAAAGCCAGAGAAGATTACTGAAGAACAACTTAAAGATTTACAGCAGATAATCAGTGGCATTAATAAGCTTAAGTTTGATATAGGTCAGATTGAAGCTCAAAAACACAGCGCTTTACACGCTTTGTTTGACGGCAACGAAAGATTAAACCAAATTCAAACCGCACTTCAAGATCAATACGGTACTAACGATATTAATATTCAAAACGGTACTATTAATTACGCAAGTGATGAGCCATCTGATTCGTAAGATCACTGTAGGTAAAGATTATAAAAATGACGCCATGCACTATTCTGTTGGACAGGAAGTGTATGGTGGTCATACTATATGTGATATATTAGAAGAAACAGATAAGTATTCTATATATATTAGAAAAGATAAAGCTGTTATTCCTTGGAAAGATTTTAACAAGAATATGGCGATATCTGTAGAATATAACTTAGAGTACTAATGCAATCGCTTTACAACTTTGTTGTAGAGCCTATAGGTGAAAGATACAGCAATACTACTAAAGTAGGTGATAAAGAACTAATACTCAATACAGATGTGTTTAATCATCATCACGTCAATAGACTTGCTAAAGTTATATCTATACCGAAACTAGGTAATACAGAAATACAAGTTGACGACATTGTTGTAGTACACTTTAACGTATTTAGGCGATGGCACGATGTAAACGGTAAAGAGCGTAACAGCAGGTCATATTACGAAGAAAATAAATACTTTGTAAACGATGATCAGATATTTTTGTACAAACGTAGCGCAGAGTGGATATGCCCTCAAGGTTATTGCTTTGTACAGCCTATTAAGGACAACAGCCAGTTAAGCGTTGATATTGAAAAACCTTTAGTTGGTATTGTAAAACATACTGATGGCAGAGCAGAGCTAAACTCTCTTGTAGGTTTTAGACCTAATATAGAGTGTGAGTTCGTTATTGATGGTAAGCGTTTATATCGCATACCATCTCAATTTATTACAATTAAATATGAATATCAAGGAGACGAAGAAGAGTATAATCCAAGCTGGGCACAGAGCAGTTGAAGAGTTGATCAAGGTAGCTAAAGAAGCTATTGTTGATTCAGATGATGATATATCAGCTGACAGACTTAAAAATGCCGCTGCTACAAAAAAGCTTGCTATCTTCGACGCCTTTGAGATATTAAACAGGATTCAAGAAGAAGAAAATCTTTTAGAAGGTAAAACACCTGAAGAGGAAAAGAAAAGAGTATTCAAGGGTTTTGCTGAAGGTAGATCTAAATAATGTACGAACAAACGTTATACAAGATAATTGAGCCTATAAAGAAAACTACTCTTACTAGACTTAACAGAGGTAAGAAGTGGAAGTATGGTTATAATAAAGAACACGACTTAGTGGTTCTTTCTTACAATGGAGTTATAGGTGATATATATGAAATACAAGGATTAAAGATAGCTTTACCTAAGACACCTAAAAAAGTATTTAAGCACGAGAAAAATAAATGGGTTAAACAAGAGTATCCTAAAGAGTTATCTCGTATTAAGAATATATTTGACTGGAGAAATTATCCAGACGAGCAAAAAGAAAAATGGCACGACTATATTGACGAGGAGTTTAGACGTAGAGAAGAGGGATTTTGGTTTACTAATAACGGAGTGCCAACTTGGATAACAGGTACACACTATATGTACTTGCAATGGAGTAAGATTGACGTTGGAGCTCCAGACTTTAGAGAGGCGAACAGACTATTCTTTATATTTTGGGAAGCCTGCAAAGCTGATAAGAGATGCTATGGGATGTGCTACCTTAAAAACCGTCGTTCAGGTTTCTCGTTTATGTCATCAGCTGAAACAGTTAACTTAGCCACTATATCAAGTGATAGTAGATATGGGATACTCTCTAAGTCTGGTGCCGATGCAAAGAAGATGTTTACGGATAAAGTTGTACCTATATCAATAAACTACCCATTCTTCTTTAAACCTATACAAGATGGTATGGATCGTCCAAAGTCTGAGCTTGCGTATAGGGTTCCAGCTAGTAAATTTACTCGTAAAAAAATACAGGTAAACGAACAGCTTGAAGAAATAGCAGGTCTTGATACTACAATCGACTGGAAAAACACTGGTGACAACAGCTATGACGGTGAAAAACTAAACCTGTTAGTGCATGATGAGAGCGGTAAGTGGGAGAGACCTGATAACATATTAAACAACTGGCGAGTTACTAAAACCTGCTTAAGACTAGGTAGTAGAATCGTTGGTAAGTGCATGATGGGTAGCACCAGCAATGCTCTTGATAAAGGTGGAGGTAACTTTAAAAAACTGTACAATGATTCTGACGTATCGAGACGAAATGCTAATGGACAAACGAAGTCTGGCCTTTATTCTCTCTTTATCCCAATGGAATGGAACTATGAAGGATTTATTGACGAATACGGACTTCCAGTCTTTAATTGTGGAAGTGATGATGTACGATATG